ATCACCAGACAGCCACTTGCTCGGGAACTCTTCGTTTAGGTTCATTTCGTTTCGTTTCTTTCTTTTTGTTTGTCATCGGTCTTCCCGGATGCGGATGCCAGTTCTCCTGGCGGATAGTTGTCGAGGTCGCTGATCGGAATGTTCACGAGGCCAACGAGCGGCAGCGGAAAGTCTTCCATCTCGGCCCGCATATCGGCGGCGTCCATTTCTCGCCGACCGCGCAACTCGTCCGCAACCTCGCGGGCTATGCGGCGCGGTAGCTCCTCGGATGGCAGGGACGCGCTCACCTGTTTCCCTCCTGTCTTACTTTGCAGGCCGTGCGCTGTTCCGCTGCCACCACGTCCGGCAGCATGTGCTTGAGCGGATTCATTTCGCCCATGTAGCGGTATCCTTCGGCGTTCTGCTTTTCCAGTGCAGCCGCTTTGCCAGCGCGCATGTCCTCATCCTCGCGCATTGCGGCCATAGCCTGCTCCCACGGTGTAAGTGGTGTGCTCATATTCAATATCCAAACTGGTTCAGCCCATTTCGCTCGAAAAACTCTCGGCAGCGTTGGGTGATTTCGATATATGAAAAAGTTCCGATGGTCGTCTTGGGTTTGCGTCCTGCAACGTAAGGAGGCGATTTGCTGTCTGTGTCGGCACAGCTCTGACACATCTTCGCGTTGCCGCGCTTTACTGTCGCCGGTTTGCTGCAATCGCAAAATTGCCTTAGCAGGGTATTGTCGGGTTGGCTCATTGGAATAGTCGGGCGATAAGGTTGCAAACGTCGCGCCCATTCTGGGTGCTGCCTAGTGACCAGACGAGAACGGCGAGCGCGGTCAGGAGCGCAAGCGTGAGCAGCTTCGCTCGGAATAGCGCGAGGTCACGGTCGAGCCTCGCGTGGTAGCAAGCGTGTTTCATGTCCATCGCGCGCTTGTGCGCGGAGTCTATATCGCGGTGGTATGCTGGGGTTGTTGGTTTCATAATTCGATGTTAACCCAAACGCCGTTATCTTGGCGCTGGAATTTGAGCCGTGTCAGCATGGACTCGGCGTCGTTGCGGCGCTTGACCGCTTCGCCAAGTGCCTTCACGATCCGCGTCGTCTCGGCTTCTTTCTCGGCGAGTTGCTTTTGCAGTTCTTGATACTTGCCGAGATCAACAAAGCGGGCGGCAAGGAAGGCGGATGCGTTTGGATAGTTCATGCCGGTTAGTTAGCGGGTTTCGTGCCACGTTTGGACTTCTGCTTTGCGCCAAGTGCGGCCATCAACTCACGATTCACAAGCTGGCTCAATGAAGGCGCAAAAGGGTTGTTCTTATAGAAGGAAATCAGCTTGTCTGCGATGTATCCTTGGATTCGGACGTGGCGGGCTTTGCTCATTTGGTGTGGGGCACGTTGGGGCAACGTGGGGCAGTTGTCCAATTCTTTTTTGCTGTCCCCTGCATTTTGTTTGCAACCCGTTGACGCTCAACAAACGTAACCTTGACGGTTACAATTGAATGTGCTAGCAATCCGCACATGAACGCGAACGAAACGCTTCTGGCAGCCGATGAGTTCCAGCTCCTACACCAGGAGCTTGCCCTCTCTGCGCGCACGCAAGCCTTGCGCCGTGCGAACGCAAAAGCCGCCGGGATGGTGCGGCGCATGGACAAGGCCGCGACGTTGCGGCTGCTTGACAAAGCGTCGCAAGCGCGGAACCGTAGCCGGTGAAGTGAATTGAGGCGCGGGCAATACTGGCGACGGCCAGTTAGAGATCAGCAGCCGTGCTGGTTAGTCCGTTCCAAATGACCATAGAAAACCGTGTTGGTGGTCAGCCGCAGAGGTAATACTCCCGGTGCGGACAACGGTTCGCGTCTCATTTCACTTCATCCGCCCGCCCCGTCAGCCACCGCAACAGCGTCGCCGTCGCCAGCGTTGCCACGGCCCAAGCGAGAGCGCAAACCGGGGCTTTCACTCGCGCATCCCTTTCCAGACCACGGCGAGGAAAATGACGAGCGCAACCAGGCCGATGAAGGACGCTCCGAATGAATGGGACTCGGCGATCATGGCACCCAAGACCGCACGGAATGGACCTGCGAGCGCAGCCGGCGCTTGCGCCAGATGCCGCCACCGTCACGATCTGCTGCCGAACCTGCCGCAGCCTCGGGCGAGGTATTGCCCTCCACGGTCACGAATACGCTTCGGCTCGCCGATTCGATCAAGCCGGTGTGAGCGACGCGGCCTTTGCGCGGGAAGTAGATGCCAAACGCATCGGCAGCGCGCGGTTCCTGACCGCCGTTGGCGCGCGTCCAGGTCGGCGATTGCACCATGTCGGGACTCCACGCCGAGCGCGGGTAGAGCTTCGGATAGCCGGCGGTCTTGCCGCAGTAATAGACGAAAGCGGCGCAATACGGATCACCCTTGCGGTTGCCGGTGCTGGCGAGAATAGCCTCGATCACCGGCCCGTCATTGCGCCCGGTCTTCTCAGTCGTTCCTAGAAGCGAGCGCGCAACGCCCATCACATCCTCGCGCGGCCCGGCACACGCGGCGCATACCATCCACGCGGAAAGCAGAAGGCTAAAGAAGATTTTACTCGGGAGAGCCATATACACGCGAGGCAGCGGGCGCGGCGGATTCTACTGGGACGAGACACACACACGCGATGAAGGCTGCAATTAGAATGGCCAGAGTGGCGAGGATAAACGCCAGCTTGAATTGATGGCTAGCCAATCGCCATTCATCGCCGAATCCGTTTCGGTCCAGCCAGTCGTCAAGCGTTGGAAAGTTGATTTGCAAAGCGACAAACGCGCAGAAGGTCGCGAAAAAGAAATAAGAGGCAGCGACAATCGGTCTTTGGAGATAGCCTGTGTCGAATACTCCCGCTGTCGGGTCCAGCCATCGCAGCATCGTCGGCGAGAAGTAGAAGATTGCAGCGGCGGCGAGCAGCGCGGCGAAGCCCTGCCAGTTGGAGATGAGTTTGAGGATGGTTTTCATAGGAATTTCAGGAATGGGATTTGTGCGCGAAAATAGACCAGCGCGGCGACGCTGGCAACCGTGCCTGCGAAAGCCCACCACCAGCGCCAAGCCCACGTCCGCCACGTCTCGGCCCCGGCGACCTCAACGGCCACCTTGTCCTGGGCTTTGGCGACTTCGGTTTCGAGGCCGGTAAGGGTGAGTCTGAGTTCTTCATTCGATCCACGAAGCGCATCCGTCTCCGACGCGGCGATGCGGAGGGAAAGGATTAGCCGCGCTGTGTCGCCGTCCGGGCGTTCCTTGTTCAGCTTTTCCGCTACCTCCACGGACTCCGCCACGCTTGCCTTTAGCCGCCCGATGCTGCCGGTCTGCTTTGCGACGATCTTGCCCGCCTTGGCCGCTTTCGCTGCCACCGGGGCCATGATCTTGCGGGCTTTTACGGGTGCGCTTTGGCATGAGACTAGAAGGATGGCCGCGAATATTGTCAGAAGTCGCATTTCGGGTGCGTGTGGTCTTTGCGGATGCCGCACTCGCGGCAAATAAACTCGCCGCGCAAAAGCCTCTCGTTCTCGGCTGTCACGGCGGCAATCTCGCGTTCCAAGGCGCGGGCAAAGTCGCGCATGATCCCAGCGTGGTCGGTGCTCGCAAACACCGCGTCTGTTCTCGGGGTTTCGCTCATTGCGTCACGGTAACGCATCCGCGAGCGTGGTCAACAGCCGTTCTGACGACCTGCGCTTCGCTGAGTGCTCGCGCCTTTGCTTCGCGCTTTATCCACGCGGCTTGCGGCTTGGTCACGCCTAGTTTGATGTTGTTGGGGTATCGGGTTTTTTTCATGGAATAGATAGGGCACGAACCTCGCGGAGTTTTCGGCGCCGGTCTGAGTATGTGTCGAAGGCGTAAAAGATAATCTCGCGCGCTGATTTTTCGCGGTCAATAACGACGACGCGGCGAACGATTTCGCCACCAAAGCTCGCCGGTTCAATGGCTGCAATTCTGTCACGCATGGCCCTGTCTTTGTCCCACCGGGCTTTCGCCAGTCGCTTCGCGCGCTCGCGTGACGCTTTGATTTTACGGGTCTGGTAGCTCATGCAAATTTACTCTGTTGGCGCATCGCTCTTAGTCGCGTATCTGCTTGTTCTTTTTCTTGCCCTTCTTCGCCCATGGCTTTTTCCTCCCCGCCCCCGCCAAAGCAGAAAGAGCAAGCGCGGCCTCGGTCGTGATTACCATGTCTCCGCGCTCTCGGTCGGCGACTGTTGAGCGAGCGACGCCCAGCCGCGCAGCAACCTCGGCTTGCGTGCCGAAGCGCTGGCGGGTGGCTTTGTATTCGTCGGCGGTCATTACCGATACTTCGCGGCGAGCGATTGCAGGCGGTTGAACTCCGCATCGGAAATCAGCGGCATTGCGGGGATTACCTTGCGGCCATATTTGGCGAGATTCTCCGCCTCGATTTCGGCGAAGAACGCAGCCTCTGCGGCGGCGTGCTCAGGAGTGCCCCACTTGGGGCCGGAGTTAATTCCAAACGTGTCGTTCTGCTTTGCGGATTTGCGGGTTGCTTTCATGGGTGCAATGTAGCGTGACGCTACCAGAGCGCAAGAACTATTTTGATTTATTTTCAGACCGGCTCCGCACCGGCCCCCCACTCCAATTCTACGAGCGACGCGGGGCTCTAATCCGAACGAAAAAGAACCAAGCGCTGCAGCGAACTGGCGCGGGTTGTCGGGCAGCGTGCTCACGACGCCTGTCCTCCCGCGCCAGTGCGCTGAGCTTCCGCGTTAGGAGACTTAGTATTCGTGGCAGTTGTCGGCTATCAGTGTTCCGATACATTCGCGGATTGTATGTGCCCCCAGGCTGCACCCGGTCGCCGCGAAGGTTTCAGCGGCAGCGGCCAGCATTTGCATCGCCTCTTGGCGTTGTTCGTTTATCTCCGCGATTTCTTTTTCAGTTTTCATGCTTTGTCGTCTCCTAACCCGGCGCTGGAGAGAACGCCGGGATTGCGTTTCAGTGTTGTTCGACGCCGCTCTCCCCGGCGTCTCTCAGCTTTGCGATGGGCGGCAGTTCTCCGCGCGACGCGTTACTGAGCACGGCAAACGCCGCGAGCATCGCCTCGTGTGCCTGGACGGTGCCTGTGTCGTGGTAGCGTTTCACGGTGGCATCATACTCCGCCCGGAGATTATGCCGCCCATCCACGCGCTGCACCGAACGCGTTCCGCGTTCGTTCCGCGCGTCCTCTAATGCGACCGCTGCCGCACCCCCTGCCACAGACTCCATTTCAGCACGCAGCCAGTCCCATGCGGGATGCTCTGGCAGGCTCAGTGCCCAGCCTTTTATCAGCCCCCGCAGAACCTCCGCCGGCAGCTCGTTTTTAGTGTCGTCCATGTTTGTCCTCCCGCGTCGGTGAGCTTGGATCGGTAGTGGAACGCGCGCCGTCGTGGCCGCGCGGTTTCAAAGCCACCCCCGCCGCCCGTTTCCGTTCGCGCGCTTTCACCATCTCGCGAGCCTGTTTCTTGGTCAGCTTGCGACGGCTTTTCTTTCCGCCTCGCGCCCCGATTGACGCGAGGTATTCCCGTGGGGTCTTCATGCTTCGATGAGCGTGCATCCGTTGGCGAGGTAGTCCGCGAGGTCGTCGCCTCCGCAGACGGCGTGCGTCACTCCGAACGGGTTGTTTGGTGCCAGCCGGATCGCGTGGCGCTTTTCGCCTTTGTTCTCGGCGATTTGCTGCGCGTAGGCCAGTGCTTCCTTGTCGGTTTTGGGGTATTCGGTGTAGGTCATGGTTCTGACTTTATCGTAAGCGGCTTTCGATGCAAGCGTTTATTTCAGACCTCCCGCCCCGCTGCATTCCTTCGCTCACGCGCGGCTCTTGTCTGGCGTCCACTACCCATGCGCTGCTGCGGAGCCGCCTCGCACCGTTAGCGGACATCGCTGCCTCCTTGTGGCGGCTCGCAGAGCTTTTCGTTCGGCGAACTTACTCCGCCCTGTTGCGCGCCGTTTCTCTCACCGTGCTCCGCACCCCCGCCGCCCAAAAACGTGTATTTAGCAGGCGCACAGGCATCGAATGGAAGCAATATGACCGGGAGATGGCCGAGCCATTCGTCGCTGTCCCAAACCTGCGAAGGCCCATCAAGAAACATGCCGATCTCCTCAGCCCAAACGCAGAGTCGCCCGCCGACTGGCTCTAGTGGGTACACGTCGAACTCCATTGTCGCTGGAGCCCACGCGCCCTTATCGTGAATGACAGGATTTGCGCCCCTGATGCACTCGATGTATTCGACGCGCCATCTTCCTTCGCGGTCAACTCCGCCCGCCCCTACCAGACCGCTGCGTCCATTGCAGGCGGTGCGCGGTTCAGCCTCGGCGTTCGCCGAACCACGCGCTGCTGCGGACTGATCCGGGCTGGGGAGGTCAGCGCGCATCGGAGTCCTTTCCGGCCCGGATCAGCCGCAGAGCTTCATCGTTCGGCGAATGGCGCGTCTCCGAGGCGACGCGCTTCCTCCCCGCCGTCCGCTGCCGGTCGAGGCGCACATACCAGCGCGGGATGTCGATGATGTATGCGCTCCTGTCATGCGGTGGCCACACGGTCCATGTCCCGTCGGCGTCGCGTTCTCCGCGCAGCTTCTGTCCTACCTCGAACGTCCAACAGCGCCCGATGATCTTTCGACGCACAACGAGCGCGACGCCTGGCACCGGCGTGAATCGGTCGCGCGGCAGCGTGGTGAGTAGTTGGCTCATTCCAGCCCCTCCTCCCGCTCCGCTTCGTTGCGAACGCGCCGCTTACAATTCGCCGAACCACGCGCTCCAGCGGACGACTCCGGGCTGGGGAGGTCAGCGGACATCGGTGCTCCTTTCGCCCGGCGTCGCCGCTGAGCTTGAGACGTTCGGCCAATCAAGCTTTATGCGGGCAATCGCTCTAATGCACCCAAGGTCTTGCCCCCAATCTCCTGTCAATTCCGCCGTGGCGATCTTCTTGAGCGCGGATTCCATACGGTCCCTTTCCTCCGCGATGCGCTTTGTGTCGGAGTTTGCGGCGCGAAGCAGTTCGTTGTCAGCGCGCAGTTTCCGGCATCGCTCCACCAGTTCGTCCTGCATGAGCTTTCCGGTTGGGTCGCCCACAGCGGCTCGGATGTCCGCAATAAGGCCCAACAAGGCGGTGGACTCAACGCTGACCGCGTTGGCGTCCACCTTGGATTTGATGCGTTTCTTCGCGGTCATCGTGAGTCACCTTGATCGTTAGGCCGCTCTCTATCCTCCGAGCGACGCCGCTCAAAGCACCACAGGCATTCGATCATGCCTTCACGCTCGATGCTCCACAGGTGTTCGCGCATCACACTCGGGCAGTTCATTCGCTTCACGGTTTCTCTCAGCGGCCTATCCATGCGCTCCAGCGGACTGCCCTGGGCTGGGGTAGTTTCCGCGCTCACGGTTGTCCTTTCCCGCCCAGCGCAGCCGCTGAGCTTGAGACGCTCGGCGAAGGAGTCTGTGCGTCCATCCTTCGGGCAATG